TGGTGTATCAGAAACATAATATCTTGCTTTTCTCATGTGGTAACCCTTACCATCTTGAATTTTTTCAAGTTCCAAAGGAACAACTTTATAATAAAACTTTGATTGTTCAACCATTACTTGAACTAGTGTGTCAGGTGGATAAACTACAGCATCTTCACCAATTATTATTGTTCGGAATGTCCTTCCCGTTTCCACATAATCAAATTCACCGTGATAAGCCAAAACAACACCATCATTTGCTAAAATACATCTTTTTCTTCCACCGAAAGCTTTTATACTGTCAAAGTCAGCGCCGGGTGTTTTTCCAACCGCACCAGCAAGTCTTGTAAATTTTTTATTTACAAGGTCTACTTCAACCCCAACAATGTCATTTTCCGTGTATCCAATATAACCTTTTAAGTCCGCATAATCGGCCTTATGAGCAGCAAGTTCTTGGGCAACTTCACCTACTTCTTGGTCTGTATATGCGTTTGCTCCTGCTAAAGCTGCATTAGCTTTATCATATGCTTGTTTTACTGAGTTTGGCGTAGCTGCCGTTGTTGTTGAAGTAGATGATACACTATCTGTTAATTGCACATGTCCTTTAGCTGAAGTGGAAGCAGATACATTAATATGAGAAGATGGGGCATAAGCTGAACTTTCTGTATAGGCAGCTGATTTTAACCCTAGTAATGTCTTAATTTGCTCTACAGTTTTTATAATCCATGAACCAGCACCGCTTGAGACTAAAAATTGGTCAGCAGCCGTAGCAAGAGATTTCGGTATCTTTGTATCTACTCCATGTGCTGTATTATCTGCCTTATGAGCAGCAAGTTCTTGGGCAACTTCACCTACTTCTTGGTCTGTGTATTGTTTTGCAGCCGCTTCTGCAGCATCAGCTTTAGCTTGTGCGCCGGTGGGGGTTTCTGCGCCAATGTCTGAAGGCGTCAAGGCGTCACTGCCACTACTGGCGTGAGTGCTTTTATGAGCTGACGGTGTGAAGTTGGACGGTTTCCCCTGCACATCACTCCATGCCGGCAGTTGATCAGAACGGCTGGTTTTCGCGATATAGTATCCAGATCCAACTCCGTGTGTGTTCTTAGTACCCGCATGAGTATCTGTATAGCCTTTTGCATTAGCTTCGGCTGCATTTGCCTTCGTCTGTGCTCCTGAGAGCGTCTCATGTCCGCTGTGGGGAGCTGCAGCGGCCTTATGCGCAGCAAGTTCTTGGGCAACTTCCCCCAACTCTACATCTACATCTAATATTCCTTGCTCAATACGATTCATGTCAGATGCTTCTACTATTTCGTTATTTTGCCAATTTGTTTTTCCAATATAAGCCATCTAATTTACACCCCTTCCTTTATTAAGATATTATGCTTTAGTATGACTCTTTCTAATATTGGTACATAGACTACTGAGTCCGTAAGCACCGTTCCGACTGAGTCGAGCAATTCAATCTGAGTAATTTCTGGGATTCCATCAGTCTCTGAAATCTCATACTCTACTGTGACCAGGTTATTGGCCGCCGCTTTTGTTACAAACGCCGGAACCATAAAGGTTCCATTGATTCTCACACCTGCAATATCCGATGCTGTAAAGGTTGCCATGTGATTAAGTAAATCTTGTTTAATTGATGAAACATCTGCCATTTTTATCACCCCCATATTTTCTAATGATGTAAAAGGTTTTTGTCCTAATACCCAAGTAGTGCCCACTCGATAGTTAAAAGAAACCTGAGTTAAGTTAATGTTTTCGGATACATGAATTTTCGCAGCTACAAATGGTTTATTTATAAAAACAATATTAACCGGTTTCAATCTATTTATTGTTACCAATATTTCATGAAACCATATCTGATTAACTGCTGAGCTTTCTACATATAGAGTATAATTAGCATAATCCATATAAGCTTCCCATTTACCAACCCCAATTATTTCATTCAATCTTTTCTTTAGAAAGGAGAACGTAAAAGGGGGAGTCATAGATAATCGGTTAATTATTCTATCTACTCTAAATTGTATACTCTCTGTCGATGGATTTGGTATTATATTTAACATTTTTTCATATTGCTCAATACCATCAATATCACTGGTTAATACAAATTGGTTGTTTCTTACTTTTTCCGTTTCACTATTTAAGTCCTGAAATAGTAAATCTTCAGTGCTCATTAATTCATCTGTTTCTAAAACATCCTTGTAAATATTAGGTAGATAATTTTTAAGATTGAACATTTATTATCACCGTCCCTAATTGAGGTAGTTCTTGGGTAGCTGCTGACTGCTCAAGAACTAAATCTTGTGCAAAGCCATTTATTAAAGTATCAGTAACATTCGCCACCCCATTTACACTAAGAATAGCTGAATTTATTCGAGCAATGTATACTGCTAAAGTATATTGATTTAGGTCATCCCCAATCCCCCAAGCTTTTCGGAGGGATAATAAATACTCTGCGATAGCTTGTTGAATTAATGATTCGACTTGAGGTAGGTTATAACCATTATTTAAAACAATCGTTGTTTCAATGTTTATTGCAATTTCGGTGGGGGTAGTTATAGTTACTTGATGACCAATAGGTGCTAACCCTAATCCAGTTCCTTGAACTCCTTGAGCATTCTCCGGATCAATCATATTTTGTATAGTGTTAATGAAGTCTTCAGAGACGGCATTATATTCTGCATCAATAATACTACATTTAACAGTTCCGCCACCATTCCAAACCGGATATATTTGAACTGCCCCTACCCCATCAATAGCTTTTAATTCTTCATTATATTGGGCAATATTCCCTCCAAACGGCTTTTCATTAATCGTTAAGAAGTAGCGCGTTCTTAGCTCCTCATCTGTTTCAACATCTCTTGCAGGGATAATCAAATCAGTCATAGTAGCTGATTTTAAATTTTGAATATAAGTAATTGGAATTAAAGCGCCAACATAACCATTGCCAACTGTTCCAAGTTCCTCGCAGACAAGTTTATAAGTTCCCGGAACAACAGCTCCAAATTCATCAGTATAAACTTCTGACACATAATAGTTAATACTTTTGTCATCCGATATAGTAGAAAAGCGGCTACCAATAGGTATTAAAGCTGGTTCATCTGAATTATTTACAAATGTTCCTTTTTTAACAGCATAAGTAGCTGCATACCGAGTTAATCCCTGTTCCGCTACCCTTAGGTCTAAATATTCTCCGCTTGCGGTTGACGCATAAGTATCAATAAGTATCTTACGAAGGTTCATATAATACTCGGCTAGCTCATAGCATGCTGGAGCCAAGGCATCATAGATAATACTTCCTTCTCTTTTATCAATTGTATCAGGAACTCTTGATAATGCTTGTTCCATCAAATATTCAAATGTGTATTGTTCTAAATAATCTCCAATCATACTATTATCACCTCTGTATTAATATTTACTGACCCTACTACGGAGTTAACTGTAAAGGTAGCAGTCATTCTATCAATCGCAGTTTGTTCTGCAACAAAGTCTGTTATACTTAAAATTCTATCATCTGCAAGAAGAGCTTCTGTAATAGTTCTTTCTAAATCTGAAACAATGAAATCGTAATCTTTTCCGATTAATCTATCTAACTCCACTCCATATTGTGAACTATATATTACATATGCATAACGTTCTGTATAAAGGATTTTCATAACTAATTGCCTAATAGCTTCTTCATTATCTATCTTGCCACTAATCCTCTTTCTTTCAAAGTCTAATTTATAGGTCAACGAGGGTTGGTTGACTACCTCTAAATTAGTTAAATCTACTTGCTGTTCAGGTATCATGTAATTCCCTCCTCTCTTTCAAGCACATAAAACATCTGTCCTTGATTCACCCTTAACACTCTTACCTTATCTCCAACAATTAATCCTCGCCATAGAGTTGTTTCTTTTACTAATGCAGATAATATTAGAAATTTTTCATCTACCTCAAACCTATTATCTATCTTAATTTTCAGAGGAGAAACCGATGTTACTACTCCAAATAGTAAATCAGTTGTTTCTCCTGCAGGTATCTTACCAGCTTCTTGCATTATTTTTAATAATTTATTTCCTGCCATTATATGCTCACCTGCACTTCCAATTGCATTGTATGCAAATCATTTTGAAATGTATGAGAACAAGATGTAACCATAAAATATTGATTAATGGCTGTTCCCTCTTTTTGCAAATCACTGATTCCAAGAACTACACCACTACCTGCTGACACCTTCAGGTCTCCAAGACAATCTAATTTTAATTTCTTAGTTACCCTATTCTTCAGCTTTAGAATCATTTCAGCTCTTGCTTGAATCTGTGCAGCATTTGCATTTTCATCCATCTTTTCAAAATATTGTAATAATCCCCATTGCTTAATAGTGTTACTATCTTTTACAATATAGATTTCTCTTTTCTTTGTTTCTTTGTTTTCCTTAATCAATTTAACTTGGTTATAGGTATCATCATCTATGGAGCTTTCATAATCGAAATCAATTAGTAAGCTTTCATCTCCGATAAACAAATCTGTCTTCATTGAGTTAATACTAATAAATTGCAGTTTGCCAAAGTTGTCTCTTATCATATACCAATTTCCGGTATTGATTAAGGTCTCGTCAATCCCATGTTGAATTATTTCGAATAGTGTTTTGTTATCATGTACTCTTGGTGAAACTATATAGGAACTTGCATCTTTAACTTCTGCAGATAATTTAAAGTCATTACATAACTTAGTAAATATCTGAGAAGCTGTAAGATTTGATAATACATAAGTATCCTTATTTTTTAGGTATCTCATCTGGTCATAAGCTGTTACCGAGACTTTTTCGTCCTTCTTCTTTCCCTTTTTAAAGATATAACCAAAGAAAACTCCTTTGCCATCTACTTTAAAAGAAATAGGTGAGCCTTCGCTTATAGTCACTTCAGTATCGTCAATATAGTTAAAAGTTAATTTTCCGGGCTGATTGGTTAATGTAGTCTCCCATACAGCATTAGTAATCAATTCACTAATATCATAAGCCACGCCACTTTTACTATCTTGTACAATCGCTTCTATATTCATTAACTCACCCTTTCTATTTATGTTTTATCT